AACGGTCATCGCATGGCTGAATGTGGACGACACCAAAACTTACCCCGGCGTGGTTGGCCGTGGCAGCGATGAAACCCTGTCAGCAACGAGCAGCACATTCAACGGCCTGCTGACAGCGGGCAACGGCGTTAATACTTCATCAGGTGATGCGGGCGGCGCGGGCGGAACGGCAGTCGGCGGCGATTTGAATATTCAGGGTGGAGACGGCAGCGATGCGCCCGGCATTATCTCGACGACCACAAACCCTTATCGGGGCGGTTCTGGTGATGGCGGTGTAAGTTACTGGGGTGGCGGCAAGCGAAGCGGAGACGGTAATTTATCCGTTAAAGGGAAAACCTTTGGAGCCGGAGGTGGCGGTAATACCCGATCCGATCCTTTTATTGGTAACTACGGTTCGGACGGCGTTATTTTTATTGAGGAATTCAGCTGATGAAAACGTATGCCCGCATTGAAAATCAGCGCGTCGCGGAAATTGTCGCGCTGAATGTGAAGCCTGAAAAACTCTATCACCCTTCGCTGGTATGGGTGGATATCACCGCGCTACCCGAACAGCCCGATATAAATTATCGCTACAGTGACGGCGTCTTTACTGCCCCGGTAACAGATGCTGAAAACGCGGCGCTGATTGCCAGCAGCAGGCTGGCAGCCGAAACGGATGAGGCAAGCCGGGTCATGGCTCCGCTGCAGGATGCAGTTGATATCAACATTGCGACAGATGAGGAGATCACCCGTCTGGCAGAGTGGAAGCGATACCGGGTGGAGCTAAGCCGGATTGATATCAGTGAGGCGCCAGACATTGCATGGCCGGTCAGGCCGGAATGAATAAAGCCCGCGATGCGGGCTTTTTGTTATTGAGGTTTCTGCGGCCAGGTGATGTCGGGTGCCTCATGAATGTTCACCGCCTGAACGTCCTGCACATATTTCATCCATGCCATAAGTGAAGCCTTATCTGCGTCGGTGATCATGTCGAGGCGCAGTTGCGTTTGCCATGCCTGTGTGGTGCTGTTCGCCTCGGTAATCAGTACGGCCTTCCGTTCTATGGCTTCCTTGATAGCTGCCGCTTTCTCTTCCGCCGGATCAGTGACCCACTTTTCACCGTCCCATTTATCCCAGGCCGTTGCCGGTTTAAGCGGCGTTGTATCTGCCGGATAGTCGCCCGGCACGTCGATCAGTATTGCAGCACCGTCAGTAACTGAATAAACAGTTTCCCCACGGTGATCGGCAACATCAAGCCAGCTGCCATCACGGTAAAATGCTACGCGCCCGGCCTCAGTAGCTGGCGGCTCCGTAATACAGGCGTTAGCGGGCAGGCCGACACCCTGCGCCAGAAACTCATCGCTGGAGCCGGTAAACTCGCCGCTTACCGCATCGAAATTATAAATCGTCAGTGTGCCGGCCGATTTCGCGAGGCCGTTTTTATCGAGCGTTACTTTAGCCATTATGCGGCCCTTACGATGTAGTTAAATGCGACGTTACGCGGGCGCGTTTCACCTGCAATACGCGCAGCCCCGCCGTTGAAGTTGCGCGCTGATACATCCCCGACTAAATCATTGTCGCCAGTAAATTCAGAACTTCCGTCGGGTATGGCAAAGTTGCCACCGGACCCGCCGACGAAGCGCAGCCTGATGGTGCGGTGGCCGTGGTTCTGTAATGCGTCGGCCTGGCTGCTCATCAGAGCGCGCCCGCTGTCAGCGCCGCGCCCATCATCCCATCCACGGATAAACTCACCGCGCAGATCAGCCAGCTTGAGCGCCGGATAAGCCAGCGCCAGCTTTGGGTAAAGCGTGCTACTGAAACTCGCCCCGTTACTTTTCAGAAAGACCATGCCAGCCATAGAGGGAAACAACTCATTGGGCATTTTCGCGTGCGGCCAGGGGAAAGGCGATCCGATTACTGGCGAGCCTTCGCCTAAACCGAGGTTTCTGAGAAGCAATCACCTGGCCCTGCACCGGCCCGCACTGGCACACTTGCGGCCATTTGCGGAGAACTCAGCGTGCTGATTGGCTACATCAGGGTGTCAACAAATGACCAGAACACGGACTTACAACGGATTGCGCTGCAGAGCGCAGATTGTGAACTGATTTTCGAGGACAGGATAAGCGGTAAAACCAGCGACAGGCCAGGGCTGAAAAAGGCGCTGCGCTGCCTGCAGCCCGGTGACACGCTGGTCGTGTGGAAGCTGGACCGGCTCGGCAGAAGTATGCGGCATCTGGTCATGCTGACTGAAGAGCTGAGAGAACGGGGCGTGAACTTCCGCAGCCTCACTGACAGCATCGATACCAGCACGCCGATGGGGCGGTTTTTCTTTCACGTTATGGGCGCCCTGGCGGAAATGGAACGCGAGCTGATCGTAGAGCGCACCCGCGCCGGGCTGGCCGCCGCGCGTGATAAAGGCCGCGTCGGTGGCAGGCGGCGAAAGATGACAGCGGAAACGGTGGAGCGTGCCCGGCGGATGCTGACGCAGGGAGCAACGCTGCTCCAGGTTTCGCTGGTGCTGGACGTGTCAGAGAAAACGATTTACCGGTATATCCCGGCCCCGGAACAGAAAAAACTGCGCGAAAACGGCGCGTCTGTTGTGTCAGACACCGCACAACAGCCAGCGCGTGCCCCGTCATAGCGGACCATAGACCATAGCGGAACCCCTTCACAGGAGAACAGCCCTATGGCACAGGATTATCACCACGGCGTGCGCGTTGAGGAAATCAACGAAGGCACGCGAACCATCACCACCGTCAGCACCGCGATTGTCGGGCTGGTCTGTACCGGCGACGACGCCGACGCGGCCACCTTTCCGCTAAACCGCCCGGTGCTGTTAACCGACGTACTCACAGCCAGCGGTAAGGCCGGAGAGTCCGGCACGCTGGCGCGCTCACTGGACGCCATCGCCGATCAGTCCAAACCCGTCACCGTCGTCGTGCGCGTACCGCAGGGCGAAACCGAAGCGGAAACCACCGCCAACATTATCGGCGGCGTGACCGACGGTCAGCGCACCGGCATGAAGGCGCTGCTGGCCGCGCAGTCCGTCTGCGGCGTCAAACCCCGCATTCTCGGCGTGCCCGGCCACGACACCAAAGCCGTCGCCACCGAGCTGCTGGGCGTGGCGCAGAGCCTGCGCGGCTTCGCCTACCTGTCCGCCTACGGCTGCAAGAGTGTTGAAGAGGCGATCGCCTACCGCAGCAATTTCAGCCAGCGCGAAGGGATGCTGATCTGGCCTGACTTCATCAACTTTGACACCGTGCTGAAGGCGGACGCGACGGCCTACGCCACCGCCCGCGCGCTGGGCCTGCGCGCCAAAATCGACGAACAGACCGGCTGGCACAAGTCCCTGTCAAACGTCGGCGTGAACGGCGTTACCGGCATTTCAAAAGACGTCTTCTGGGACCTGCAGGATCCGGCCACTGATGCGGGCCTGCTGAACCAGAACGACGTCACCACGCTTATCCGTAAAGACGGCTTCCGCTTCTGGGGTTCCCGCTGCCTCAGCGACGATCCGCTGTTTCAGTTTGAGTGTTACACCCGTACCGCGCAGGTGCTGATGGACACCATGGCTGAAGGGCAGATGTGGTCCGTTGACGGCGCGCTGAACCCGTCGCTGGCCCGCGACATCATCGAGAGCATCCGCGCGAAGCTGCGCAGCCTGGTGACTCAGGGCTATCTGATTGGTGCGGACTGCTGGCTGGATGAGAGCGTTAACGATAAAGACACGCTCAAGGCGGGCAAGCTGTTGATCGATTACGACTACACGCCGGTGCCGCCGCTGGAAAACCTGCTGCTGCGCCAGCGCATCACAGACCAGTACCTGCTCGATTTCAGCAGCCGCGTCAGCGCATAAGGAGACGGAAAGATGGCATTACCCCGCAAACTCAAGCATCTGAACCTGTTCAACGCAGGCAACAACTGGCAGGGGCTGGTTGAGTCCGTGACGCTGCCGAAATTTACCCGCAAGTTTGAGAAGTATCGCGGCGGCGGCATGGCCGGTGCTGTGGACATTGACATGGGCCTGGACGATGGCGCGCTGGATACGGAATTCACCATTGGAGGTACCGAAGCGCTGCTGATTAAGCAGATGGGCACCACCACCGTGGACGGGATTCAGCTGCGCTTTACCGGCTCCATTCAGCGCGACGACACCGGCGAAGTGCAGGCGGTCGAGCTGGTCACGCGCGGACGTTATAAGGAGCTGGACTCCGGCGAATGGAAAACCGGCGAATCCAGCACCACCAAAGTGTCCGGCACCAACAGTTACGCAAAACTGACCATCAACGGCGAAGTGCTCTATGAGTGCGATCTGGTGAACATGATCGAAATCGTGGGCGGCACCGACCTGATGGAAGCGCATCGCAACGCGCTGGGCCTGTAATCATCCCGGCAGGCGCTGCGCCTGCCGCTTATCTCTCTTTTTAACGGAAAAGCATCATGACTGATAAAACCACGCCAAATGAAAAAGCCGTTGAGCTGGACACCCCGATCCTGCGAGGCAAAACCGAAATCACCTCCGTCACCGTGCGCAAGCCGCAGTCCGGTGCGCTGCGCGGCACCCGCCTGCAGGCGCTGCTGGACATGGACGTGAACGCACTGATCACCGTGCTGCCGCGTATCACCACCCCGGCGCTGACCACGGCGGAAATTAACGAAATGGACCCTGCCGATCTGGTCAGCCTGTCGGTGGAGGTGGTCACTTTTTTGCTGAAGAAGTCGGTCCTGTCGGATTTAGCGACGGCCTGACGGTAGACGATCTGGTGGCGGACATCGCCACCGTCTTTCACTGGCCGCCCTCCGTTACCGAGTCCATGACGCTGACCGAGGTTCTGGAGTGGCGGCATAAAGCAATCCTGAGACACAGGGCCAGCGATGAGTGATAAAAATCTGCGCTTACAGGTCGTGCTGGGCGCGGTCGATAAGCTGACGCGCCCCTTCCGCAGCGCCCGCGACAGCACGCGCGAGCTGGCTGGCACACTGCGCGACACGCGCAACACCCTCAAGGCGCTGGACGCACAGGCCGGGCGCATTGACGGCTTCCGTAAAACCCGCTCACAGCTTGCCATCACTGCTAACAACCTTAAAGCCGCCCGCGAAGAAGCGGCGCGGCTGGCCGTGCAGTTTACGGAAACAAACAAGCCCACCGCTGCACAGGCCCGCGCGCTGGAGCAGGCAAAAAACCGCGCCAGCCAGCTGCAGCAGACTTACAACGGGCTGCGCCTGTCGGTGCAGCGTCAGCGTGAGGCGCTGGGCGCTGCCGGTATCGACACGAAGAAACTGAGCCAGGCACAGCGCGAACTTAAAAGTCAGTCGGACGAGGCGCGCGCCGCCATTGACCGGCAGCAGCAATCGCTTAAAAAGCTGGGAGATCGGCAGGCAAAAATGCGCGCGGTACGTGAGCGCTATTCACGCTCGCTTGAGGTGCGCGACCGCGTGGCCGGTGCCGGTGCGGCAACATCCGCCGCCGGGCTGGCAATGGGCGCACCGGTGCTGGCCGCCGTGAAGTCTTCAGCGGCTATGGAAGACGCCATGAAGGGCGTGGCAAAGCAGGTCAACGGGCTGCGCGACGACAGCGGCAACCGCACGAAGCAGTTTTATGACATGCAGGCCGCCATCAAAGCCGCCAGTGAGCAGCTGCCGATGGAAAACGGCGCGATTGACTACGCCGCGCTGGTTGAGGGCGGCGCGCGCATGGGCGTGACGAACCAGAATGATTCTTATGAGGACCAGAAGCGCGACCTGCTGGCCTTTGCCACCACGGCGGCGAAGGCGTCCACCGCGTTTGAGCTGCCCGCCGGTGAGCTGGCCGAAGGGCTGGGCAAGATTGCGCAGCTGTACAAAATCCCCACGCGCAACATCGAGCAGCTGGGCGATGCGCTGAACTACCTGGACGATAACGCCATGTCCAAGGGGGCAGACATCATCGACGTGCTGCAGCGCATGGGCGGCGTGGCCGACAGGCTGGACTACCGCAAGGCCGCCGCGCTCGGCTCAACCTTCCTCAGCCTGGGCGCGACGTCAGAAACCGCCGCCAGTGCTGCGAATGCCATGGTGCGTGAGCTGTCCGTTGCCACCATGCAGGGCAAGTCATTCATGGGCGGCATGGCGCTGCTGAAACTCGATCCGGCAAAGATTGAAAAGCAGATGACCACGGACGCAATGGGCACCATCCAGCGCGTGCTGGAAAAGGTCAACAACCTGCCGAAAGACAAACGCCTGACGGCCATGACGATGGTGTTCGGCAAGGAGTTCGGCAAGGATGCGGCCAAACTCGCTAACAACATGCCGGAGCTGAGGCGTCAGCTGCAGCTGACGCAGGGGGACGGTGCGAAAGGCTCCATGCAGAAAGAGTCAGACATCAATAAGGACTCGCTTTCGGCGCAGTGGATGCTGACCAAAACCGGCGTTTCCAACACCATGAGCGGCCTGGGCGATTCGCTGCGCACGCCGCTGATGGACATCATGAACATGGTGAAGAAAGTCACCGGCGTAACCCGCCGCTGGGTGGAAAACAACAAGGAGCTGGCGGGCACGCTGGTGAAGACTGCCGCCGTTCTCTCATTACTGGTGCTGGGTTCCGGGGCTTTTCTAGTTAGCCTCGCGGCTTTTTTCGGGCCGCTTGCGTTGCTCAGGTTCAGCTTCAGCGTGTTAGGTATTAAAGCCTTCAGCGCCTTCGGGCTGATTAAAAGCGCCATCGGCATCGTGGGAAACAGCGTGCTCTGGCTGGGGCGGCTGATGTTCGCTAACCCGATTCTGGCCGTTATCGGGCTGATTGCCGCTGGCGCGCTGCTTATCTGGAAGAACTGGGACACGCTGGGACCAAAGCTTGCTGCCCTGTGGGACGGCATCAGCACGAAGGTCAGCAGCGTCTGGACCGCGATCCGTACCTTCATCAGCACCAAATGGAATGAGATTGTGTCCGATGTGCAGGCGCTGCCCGCGCGGTTTCAGGAGGCCGGTTCGCAGATGATTGACGGCCTGATGGCGGGCATCAGCCAGAAGTGGGACGCCATCAAAGACAAGCTGTCGTCACTGACCGACTACCTGCCGGACTTTCTGAAGCCGGGCGGCGATAAGTCCGGCGGGCCGCAGCTGCCGCGCCCGGCACTGGCAAGAACGGGGGGCGGTGTATCCCTGCCGCCGGGCGGATTCCCGGCGTTTGCGGGCATGTACGACAGCGGCGGCTTTATCCCGTCCGGGCAGATTGGTATGGCCGGTGAGAACGGGCCGGAGCTGGTCAGCGGTCCGGCGAACGTGACCAGCCGCCGGAGCACCGCACGGCTGGCGGCACTGGCGGCACTGGCGCTGGGCACTGCCGGCACCACTGCGGAGGCAAAGCCGCTGCACCCGCTGAGCCTGCCCGCACAGGCTTACCGGCAGGAAGCGCCGCGTCAGTCGTCTGCGGGTGGCAGTATGCCGGCGGTCAGCATTCACGCGCCGATCACCATCGTGCAGCAACCGGGCCAGAACGCGCAGGACGTGGTGGACGAGGTGATGCGCAGGCTTGAGGCGAAAGAGCGGCAGGCGCAGTCCCGCGCCCGCAGCAGTTACCGAGACCGTGGAGGATTTGAATCATGATGATGACGCTGGGCCTGTTTGTTTTCATGCTCAAAACCGTGCCGTATCAGGAGTTGCAGCTGCAGCGCAGCTGGCGCTTCCCGTCGAACAGCCGCGTGGGCGTGCGTCCCGCGCTACAGTTCCTCGGCCCGGACAACGACACGATCACGCTGTCGGGCGTGCTGCTGCCGGAAATCACCGGCGGCAGGCTGTCGCTGTTCGCACTGGAGCAGATTGCGGAGCTGGGCCGCGCGTGGCCGCTGATTGAGGGCAGCGGCACGATTTACGGCATGTTCGTGATCGAGAGCCTGAGCCAGACCAAAGCGGAGTTCTTCAGCAACGGCGTGTGCCGCCGCATTGAGTTCACGCTGACGCTGAAGCGCACCGACGAATCGCTGGGTGAGATGTTCGGCAGCCTCAGCGATCAGCTGTCGGCCATGCAGGGCGCGGCCACCGACGCCGCCGGTAAAGTCGGCGCGGCAGTGGGCGGGCTGTTCTCATGATGGCGGTCAGCTGGATTAACGGCCAGGCGAACGCGCCCGCGTTTCGCCTGACGCTTGCCGGGGCGGACGTCACGCAGAAGATAGAGCAGCGGCTTATCAGCCTGACGCTTACCGATAACCGCGGCTTTGAGGCGGACCAGCTGGACATCGAGCTGGACGACGCGGACGGCCAGCTGCTGATGCCGCGCCGTGGCGTTGAGCTGTCGCTGGCGCTGGGCTGGAAAGGGGAGGCGCTTTTCCCGAAAGGCACCTACACCGTGGACGAAATCGAACACAGCGGAACGCCGGACCGGCTGACCCTGCGCGCGCGCAGCGCGGACTTCCGCCAGACGTTGAACACGAAGCGCGAAAAGTCGTGGCACCAGACCAGCGTGGGCGAGGTGGTGAAAGAGATTGCCGGGCGGCACAAGCTCAAAACGGCGATGGGGGAGGACGTGGCGAAAATGGCCGTGGACCATATCGACCAGACCAACGAGTCAGACGCCAGCTTTCTGATGCGCCTTGCCAAACAGTGCGGCGCGGTGGCCTGCATCAAGAACGGCAATCTGCTTTTTATCCGGCAGGGGCAGGGGAAAACGGCCAGCGGCAAAGTGCTGCCCGCCATCACCCTCGTGCGCAAGGACGGCGACGGCCATCGCTTCACGCTGGCTGACCGTGACGCCTACACCGGCGTGATCGCAAGCTGGCTGCACACACGCGAGCCGGAGAAGAAGCCGGAAACCACGGTGAAGCGTAAGCGCCGCAAGCCCGCTGCGCAGAAGAAGGAGCCGGAGGCGAAGCAGGGAGACTATCTGATCGGCACGGATGAGAACGTCCTGATACTGAGCCGCACCTATGCGAACCGGGCCAACGCCGAGCGTGCCGCCAAAATGCAGTGGGAACGGCTACAGCGCGGTGTGGCAACGTTTTCTATCCAGCTGGCACGCGGACGCGCCGATCTTTACACGGAAATGCCGGTGAAGGTGAGCGGGTTCAAACAGCCGATCGATGCGGGGGAATGGATTATCACGACGCTGACGCACAGCCTGAGTGCGGATAACGGCTACACGACCAGCATTGAACTTGAAGTGAAAATAGATTCACTTGAAATGGAATAGTGCTATCTCAAAATGGTTAAATTGAGTAATATTTATCTCAATTGGGTTTTGGAGAAGACATTATGATGAATTGCCCTTTGTGCGGAAATGCCGCACATACCCGCAGCAGCTTTCAGGTATCAGCAACAACTAAAGAACGATATAACCAGTGCCAGAACATCAATTGCAGTTGTACGTTTAAATCCCATGAAACGGTTTCTGAGATCATTATGAAACCGGGTAGCGTTAAACCGGTGCCGCCGCATCCGGGAAGAAATCAACAGCAACCATTGTGGCTTTAATTGCCAACATATTAAGTATGAAGCCCGTATTGCACGGGCTATGATTTTGCATCTATTTTACTCTTTTCTGTCAAAATTAACTTTGCCAAACTTTAATTTTATTTTGCATCATTCATCATGATGAAATTTCAATAAATCCTTCCATTAGGTAGCGAAGTTATTATTTTAAAAGTTGAGAAGATGTTCATAAATGATTTTCTAGAACTTCTGACGTGTCTTCAATAACAGGTAATCTGTTAAATTCAATAATTATTTTTCCGTTGTCAATACTATAGTGAGCTGCATTGAATAATATATTTTTAGGGAAGGGGTGCAATGCATTTGGATTATGGTAAACAATTAAGCCTTCATCCCAACTTTCTGTGTAATTTTTTGTTGGGATTATCCTTGTGATGGATTCTATTTTCCATGTTTTTTCATTTGGAGTTTTGATTGTTCTCTTTATTTTATATTTTGTACTGTTGAATTTATCTTTCAATCCCATTCTGTTGAATTTTTCAATATCACTAGCAGGTGAGAATATCACGGCACTGATGTTTTCTGATTCCGGAAAATTGAAGAAACCTGAAGCGACCTCTTTTGTTCCCCAAACATGAAAATCAATATCTATGCGGTTTTCAACTCCATTCTCTGCAACTTTTTGCTGAAATCCATAGAGATATAGAGGTAAGGCATCATGACTTATGTTGCCAGCACCTTTAAATTGACAGTCAGCAATAGCAATAGCAAACGGCTTGCCTGAAACATGCTCTTGCTCCCAATATTTTTTTTTAAGCTTAGCAAGCAGTGGTCCAGAGTAACGTGTAGGGAAATAATTAATCAATAAGTTATTGTACTCTTCGATGTTAGAAGTATTAATTTTAGGCATAGGAATGGGGTTGCCTTCCCGATCTATTGGACGGTTGATTGTCGTTGCTTCGATTGCAAAAGGAATAGACATTAATCCCTTAATGAAATTGAGATTAAAGTCAGGTGCATTATAAGAACTATCAAAAACACAGTCATTTTCTGTGAAGATGCAAAAGAGAAGAAGTTCCCAAATCCTTTGGTTAAAACCTGTTGTCTGAAATTGCTCAACAAAGTTTCCATCTATATCAACATACCATCTCATTAGTGGTTCAATTATGTTTTTTGCTGCTGAGTAATTTGATGAGTTATTCAGCAATAAGAAATCTGAGTTAATATTTTTCTTCTTTAATTCAATGAAAAAGTCCATGGTTTCTTTAATTTCGTCACCCTGAACCCCCAGTTCATCAGCAGATGGATGCAGTTCTTCTATTTTTTTTAATAATTCTTTTTTTGTCTTATTTCTGTTCTCGCCGAATTTTGTCATGCTAATAAAGCGATATCTTTTATTAAGGTCTCGGGAGAATATCAAGCCTAAATAATCACTGTCTATTGTATCGATCAATAAAACACCTAAAACCTTTCTGTCATGTGTTTCAAACCATTCAAGCTCTTTTGAATGTGATTTGACTCGGGGGTTTCTAGCGTATGTAGCTAAAGCATTAAATCTAGATAAAGTTATTGGATTGATTACGTTAGGTTTCATATGAGGTCCATTTTTTTAAACTAACTAGTCAGACAGCACGCGACCTTATGCGCAAGTATATTTCTCAGAACTATGGATAACAGCATAATTTTCAAAGATAAAACATGTGTTTACGTCATAGGTTGATTAAGATTTGGATACTAAGCTCACAATGATATGAACACAGCACCCTTAAACAATCTGATCGCCGTCAAGGTTATGAGAATTTGAAAAGCAAAACCTGTTTTTGAACTAGTGACGGCATAGGTGTAAGACGGTTTAAAGAAAATCTGCTGCCATTTTGCTGCCAATCAGTTTTTTGGCTACAAAAAAAGCCGCTAGAAAAGCGGCTTAACTGCATGATTTTCATCATTAAATTTGGTGGCCCCTGCTGGGCTTGAACCAGCGACCAAGCGATTATGAGTCGCCTGCTCTAACCACTGAGCTAAGGGGCCAGCGGAGCGGGGATTATAAAGTATCTCTTCAGGGCAATCCAGCA